CGTTGCTACAGTGAAGTCCTTGGTCGAAAAATCGGTGTCCCGCCCAAACTCACTGAGTTCTATAGTCAGTGTCCCTGCCTTGACCCTGTTGACAAGACACGGACCACCCTTGGTCCATATATTACTTAGTGTTAGCTTATCTACCTTCCCGTTGACCGAAGAGTTAGGTGCTTCAATTTTTATCTGGTCGTAGTAGCCGCCTTTCGTTATCATCGAGTCTGCCCTGTTTCCGCCTGAAATGGCACGTCTGCGTGGAACCCCAGGTGAAGGACTGAGTGACTGCCCACTGCTGGAATTTCCAATGATCCTCAGAATATTCGCTTCACTGTTCTGTATAATGAACTGATCACAACGCCATCTATCGATGGTTAAACTCCCAACTTCAAGATATGTAGCTGAAGAGGTTGATCCTCCAATCATAACTGGATGCGATTCTCCTGACGGTAGTGTAGACCCAGAATATGCCGTTCCTACCGTTACATCGGATATTGAAATCTCTCCAACTGGAGTAGTACCAAGCTGTATCTTGAGGGTGTTGTCTTTATCACTGTACGTTACGGGGAAATCTGAAGGGGCAGTATAGATCCCGTGATCTCCTGCACTAAAGCTGGGTTCTGATAGTATAGTCTCATTGACTACTACACCTGTACCCACTGTTGATCCTGCAAAGAGCAGACCTGCTGCCATCTGGGGAGAAAAGCCCATCATCCTGAGAAAACTGTAAGGGCTTTTAAGTATGTTAAATGTGGTACGCCATTTCTGGCTCTCACTCTGTAGGTATTCTACCTTGGCAAGTAACCAGTTTCTCCATACAGTTACACGCCTGTACATTCTCATCGGAGTTCTGATAACAGCCATCGGTGTGGCAATGATGCCCCTGATGACTACCATGAATCCCCTGCCTATAGCTCTGGCTAACCATCGAACACCCTTATAGAGCATCCTGAATGGGTAGAAAAGAATAAAGAATAGTAGCCTTATGGTGTACACCATAACATAAGGGATTGCTCTCAGCTTGTTTCTCATAATACCCTCTAGCTTTCCAATGCTGTGACTTTCGTTTCAAGTGTTTCAATCCTAGCCATAGCTTCTTGTAAGGCTTTGGTAGCCTTCATAAAGAGAATAGAATATTTGATTCCTTTGACCGTTGCTCCTGCAACTTTGAAATCATCGTGTACCAACCCATCAGTCTCTGCATCAGCAGCATACTCTTTGACTAGGTTTGGTGAGGTTGTTTCTAGCTCTTGAGCAATTAAACCCATATGCACTGGTGCAGACCCTTCTCCATATTTGGCAACATCATCTTTCTTCTTGAAGTTCTTAAACACTAAAGCCTTTATATCAGTCCACTGACTATTCGCATTTACAATATTCTGTTTGATTCTTGAATCAGATAAAGCTGAGAACGTCCCATCATGATTCTGTACATCACCATCAGAAAATATTTTCAGCCTGTGGGTTGGACCAGAATCAGTACATTGCAAGAACAAATTTGTATTATCGTCCGAGGCATCATTAGTATGTCTTATCCTTAAACCATAGGCATCAGCATTAGTATTATCCAAAGATGCGAGCCAATCGCCAGCTTTGTCGACGCTTACGTGCAGAGGATAGCCTGGGTCAGTTCCTACACCTAATTCACCGTCGAATATTAAGTTGGCTTCACCGTTTAAAGCCGTAGAAGAACTAAATGTAGCAATTCTATTATCAGCACCATTAGCCACCGCTGAAACCGCACCACTTCCACCACTTGCATCTTCCCATGATATATCCGTGCCGTCATGTGTTAATACTTGGTCTGCATCTCCCACTGCCAGTGCAGCAGGGTCTCCGCTTGCATCTCCATATATGATCTTGCCTCTGGCAAGCCCTGCCATCTTTGCCAGTGTTACCTGATTGTCTGCAATGTGTGCAGTGTCTATAGAACCGTTAGCATAATGCTCACTGTCTATTTGGTCATCTGCGATATGTGCATTGTCTATTGATCCATCCGTGTAGTGTTCACTGTTGATAGCATCGTCAGCTATCTTTGCACCAGTTACTGCATCAGCAGCAAGGTGTGCAGTATCTATTGATCCGTCTGTATAATGCTCAGAATCAATCGCATCATCTGCAATCTTAGCCCCGGTGATAGCGTCAGCAGCTATGTAGCCACTCGCTATAGCAGTGCCGTTCCAAGTACCAGCAGCGATAGTTCCTGAGTTAGCTATTCCTGCTGAGAATGTAGTGGCTTTCGCTACAGTAATAGCTTCAGAACTATTCGTCGTAACAAATGTTATATAGGCATTATTAGCTTCTTCTATAATAAGTGCACTGGCTTGGTTGTCCGGTATCTTGATAGAGTTCTCGCCAGCATTGGTGAACTGCAATGCTCCGTCAGCTCCACCAGACAGGGTCAAGTCTCCAGATATATCTGCTGTACCATCTATATCCAGATTAGCTGCTAGTTGTAATCCTGTTGAGTCAGTAATAACACCATCAGTTATTACAGTATCCCCTATAGTGAAGTCTGTTGAAGCGTCTATTGTTGTGCCTACTATAGCTGTAAATGTCCCGGCAGCAGCACTATTTGCACCAATAACCGTACCGTCAATAGCACCACCATCTATGTTCACAGCATCAAGAGCAGCACTCTCTATGAAGTTTGCCCTTGTCATCTTTCTTAACGTCCCACCAGCACCATCATCTATGACAACAAGGTCTGCATCAGCAATAGTAGTTGATGCAGTCATATTCTGTATGTCTAATGTTATGACACCACTGGAATCAGATAGTCCTGTACTGGTTACCGTACCTGCGTTAACACCAGCCAGATAAGTGGTTAGAGTATCTAAGCCAACTTTCTTAACCGTACCACCATCAGAATATAGAAGCTCATCAGCAGCAGCCAGACCAGACGATATCTCTGTCTGACTGGATATAACTGTATTGTCCAGGGTAAATGCACCATTGTTAGCGAGGTCTATCACCCCACTTGGAACAACGGGATTGTAATTAGTACCATCAGCTACCAGTATCGCAGTAGATGTATTGGTTCCCATAGTGAGGTCATCACCAGATATGGTTAAGTCCCCACCAACTGTAAGATTACCACCAAGTGCAACAACTGACGCTGCTGCATTAGCTCCGTTTGTAATCGTTACATAGTCTATGATCGTAGCAGCAACAGCCTTGTCAGACCCTATGGTAAGAGTATCGGAAGTAGTTGCCTGTATCCTCCATGCGTCACCAGCATCATCTGCCCTGTCTGCAAATAAGTACAGGGGAGCTGCTGCTGAAGCAACACCTCTGATTTTCAGGTATGAAGTATCCACACCCTTTAAGGCTATCTCATCAGCCCACATCATCTTGCGGATACTGGAGCCTGATGTCTGCTTTACATCATACGTGGTATCAAGGCTTGTTTCTGTAAATGTCCAGAATCCGCTACTGTTAGTGGTAGTGCTGTCTTCCTGAGTGGTTGTGCCTGTCTCAAGAATAGCTACCGTAGCCCCGTTTACCGGATCACCGTCATCCTGAAATATAGATCCACTTACGTTAATATCAGTTATTGCCATTATTTACTCCCACGCATGTTCCCTGAACTGTAATGCCTCTCCGATTACCCAGTCCGGGTCCTGTATTAGCTTATCATGGTCCAGTAATATCATCATAATACCCTGACCTGCAAGCTGGCTCTTGGCCATTATATCAGTACCCCTTGTCTCTATCCCCCTTGGGTGAGTAGAAAGACTTTCCTTAATATGTAGTGCAAGTCCTCTTGGGTTGTTGAATACAAAGTCTGCTTCTATATCCAGGCCAAGCCTGCGACCCTGGGTTCTGGGGATAAACGAAAAGTCCCTGTGAGGTTCCTTGCCCTGACGTGTTATAGCTTCATACGCCACGTATGAGGCAGGACTACCCTGCCATCCCTGTGGTGTATCCTGCTTGGTAGTCATCTGTCATCCCTCCAGTACCACGGCCCAGCATACCTTGTCACCATTGGTAGCTACATCCACGTAGATACTGCTGAACTCCACTGACCCACCGTATTTTCTGTAGTCGAGCTCTATCTCGTTGCCTGCTGACAGCTCGTATCCGTTGGTAGCAGAGATATCACTATCACCCAGATAAGCAATACCTGAATTAGCTGCCAGAGCTTTAGCCTTGATCCACAGCACACGATGAGCAGTATTGGATATCTGCTGTTCTGAACCAGCCGTACTGACTGTAGTTGTGCCAAATTTATGTATCATGGTTCCACCAGATTAATAGTGCTTATTCCCCTCTCGTCTGTACCTGTATACTCCATCCCGGTGGCTGATGCCACATCGACATGGTAGTTCCGGGTACCCCCACTGTCATCTCTGAATGTAAATTCCACAAGGGTAGTAGACTCTATGGCTGACAGTAATGCAGCCCTTAGATCCTTTGGAGACTTGCCCTTATACTCTTTATTGATATCTACCTGTACCTGATGACCCCACTTTGAGGGCAGCTTCTTACGCCATTCCAGCGTAGTGCTTACCACGTCAGGAGTCAGCTTGGTATAGTTAACCGTGCCTGTGTTGGTGGTTCTGGCAAGTGACAGCTTGAACTTTATAGCCCTGAATGCAGTACCTGCTGATGATCCAAATGTATAGCTTGTAATACCATCACTCGTAATTGTTCCAAGAGAGGTGTAACTCTCTGCATAATCGGTAGCATACTCAACTGCCACCGTCTCTGTTGACGATGCGTCCTGTACCTCTACCCTTAGCTTTAATGCCAGCTTGTCTACCTCTGCCTGACCTGCATTAAACCATGGTGTCTCATGTACACCTGATGCAGCGAACTCAAAATCACTCACGAATGAGGGATTTATGATGTCGCTGGGTATCTTCATAAACTTTATCTCACCGTTAAATCCCCACCACATACGGTACTCATCATACGCATCACTTACGGTAAGTGACTGTAAACTTCTGCCTGCACTGGATGCTGTCCACTTGGCCTCCCATCCCATATCATCATATCCAAGGATCGTGGAGTATCCCGTGTCATCATCTATAACCATCGATCCGTGGTGGCTCTGCCACTGGTACGGTATTGAGTCACCGGATGTAATATTAGGTGCAGTTGATGCGTCAAGCCCTGCAAACAGCTCGTTATGAGAGCCTGTCATAAACTTGATAGTTCCCCTCTGGTTGGTGGGAACACCGTCATCCCTGTCTGGTCCTGTTACAGCCAGAACAGCACCTCCAGCCTGGTTAATATACTTGTAAACACCCAGTCCTGCTGGCATATATATACTGTCACGCCACCTGATAGTACCTTTACCTGCATGTGGGTGGTTTGGAATAGTCAGCTCTGTCTGGATAAACTTTGAGTTAGCCGAATCATGGGCAAACAGACCCTTCTTTGTAGAAGCGTATAGTATAGGCTCTCCTCCTGCATCACGGGCTACGAAAAGCCCTGTTACAGACCCGGCAGGAAGGGGCAGCTTGGCATCATTTACTTCTGTGCCTGCAACTATGGAGTACCATAGCTGTCCTGCATAGCTGATGCCCCACAGCCTGTCATCCCATGCAGCAACATACTGGCTGTCTGTAGCATCTTCTGTCCATGTTGATCCATCAAACCTTGTGTATCCAGACCCGTTGGCATCATAGTGTGCAAATATTAGAAATGTCTCTCCTGCCAGAGTTCTCCATGTTACCGTATCAGTAACCTGATCGCTTGGTGTAGCGAGTGCAGAACCCCAGACATCAGAGGCATTGTTGTACTTATATATCTTGGCATCCTCAGAGGTGGAACCGTTCCATGCTACATATATCTCACTGGCAAGCTCACCTATTGCCCCTATAGAGGGGTCTGTAAGGCTCGTAGAGGTCTTATTTGCATTGGCATCATTGTCCAGCCCCGGAAGTATTAAATGATTCTTGTACCGTAACTGGCAGGTAGACCACCATGCACGGTTCACATCACCCCCGGTCTCCATACGGTTTATACCAATACCACCACGCCAGTCAGACCATGCAATAACAGATGTTCTGGCCTGAGAGTCCTTGGTCGTATCGCCTATGACAACCTTGGCCGGGTAGATAGATGACAGTACGCTCTGAACAGGTCTTGCTATAGGGTAATATACCCCATTCAGGCTAATCTCATTTGGAGCCTCAACCTTTGCTGCCATTTATTCCACCAGACGTACATTAGTCAGTAGCGGAAAAGCCCTCCGTGCAGAGGAAGAAAGTCCCATCCAGAATCCTGCCATATTATTCTTGTTGTCGGGATCTGTCTGGGGACCTCCTGATGCCGATGCAAATGCAAGGGCTGTCGCACGGGCTATTATGTACTGCTCGTCTATCTCAGATGTATCTGAATCAGATGTAAGCAGGGCTGGCTTGTCACCACCTACTAACTTTAAAAGATTATATCGTGCTACGCCATGGGCATAGTCATCTAAGACTATGTCCTTGGCTTCCTTGTCTATTTTCCACAGGTTTCTGGGCATCTTTACCCACTGTGCAGAATCATTACTTACTGCGGATATGTCATCAAGCCATACGGTACATGCTCCCAGATCTGAATCAAGCTCCAGACCCACGGATATGATGGCACTGCACAGCTCAGGATTGTCTATCTTGTCCCTTACAAATGTCCATGTATCAGCACTAAGTGCAGGTATTGATACGGACTCGACAGGAGATGCACAGTTGGCAGTATCATCAAGATGAACCTTTAAGTTCCCGGCAGACGTAGCCACCGTGGACTTAACCCAGAACTCAACATAGTCATACCCTGATATGTCCTTGCTTGTTATGGAGTCGGTTGCCAGATCACCTGCTGAAGCACCTGCTGCAATGGTGAACCTGCATGACTGCGTACCCTGCTTCTTGTCCTTTGTATCCAGTGCTACTGTAAAATCACTGTCTACAGATTCATCAAAGACTGATGCACAGGCATGTAGCCGTGTGAAGTCAACCTTGTCCCTGTAATAAACATCCTGGATCATCGAAATACCTGACGGTATATCAAGCCTTAGTGACTTGCCGTCAGTATGAAGATCCAGCTTTTCTACGGGATCATAAGCATGTCCTGTAGCATCTATGATTGCCTGATTTATAAACTCGCCTACACGGGCCGGGGAGTATATATCATCCCATAACTCATACGTGTCGCTTGTAGCGGAACTTGCGTCTACAGCAGGAGACAGTGTTAGTGTTGTACTGCTGGACGTGTAGTCAGATACACGGGTGGTCTGTCCGCTGTTACCACTCGCATCATTAAATATTACCCACTTGCCATTATGGTTGTCATCAGCACCAATTAAGGTGTTATCCACAATGGTTGTTGTACTTCCATTGCCACTGGCAGAGGATACATATACAGCCCCAAGGTTATATCCTACAGACTGCCGTAGCTGTGCCCTTGTGCGACCCTGCACTATAGCCATAGCTACCTCTCACTAATATTTTTTCTTGCTTGCCATCTTTTTGCCAGTCTTCTTGGCATACTTCTTGGCAGCAGCTTTACCCTTACTTGAGTACGGAAATTTTTTCTTCCCTACTTTTGGCATTATCTTCACCTGTATCGTCTGATTTACCCTCAAGTTCCTCTATCTTACCATCTTTTTCAGATACTATACGAGACAGTGTAGTTACCTGGAGTTCAAGGTTAGTTATAGTATTAACCTTTAGTCTCAGTAATGTAGCTAAATCCTGCTCAGATATCTTTACTTCATTATCACTGACCATCTCATCTCCTTATCTTAAACCTTTATAGTTGATTTTATTATTAGAACTATCCTTACGTCTATCCCTCTTGACACGAATATCATTAAGGATCTTACCTATTTCCTTCCTCTGGGCACGGGTGGGAGCAGGCTTGTTATGCTTTAGCCGAACATCAATCAGCCAGCTTTCAAACGCATTGCCTACCATCTCTTCTACCTGTGCCTTTGAAGTATCCCTGTCTACCAGTACCCTGAAGTTATGCTTCCGGTTTGTAACCTCGTCATGAACCTTGAACCGGTACTCGTAGATAGTCTCTGCTGTTTCAGCATTATAGCCCACAGGGGATACCCCTGTATGGGTAACCCCCTGTGGAGTCCATAACTCAGCTACTTCTGGTGAAGGAATAGCTACCATTTATGCCCTGATATTTAACATACACCACTGGTTATCTGAATCAACCGCTGGTATACCCATGGCAACACCGATATTAGTTAAGTCTGATTCATCTGAATAGTCAGTTCGTTCTGCTTCTCCAGATTCTCCAGAGGCCTGAGATACTGCTATCCCATCGCCAACAATACCTACCTGTGCTCCCAGTCTTACAGAAGCTGGCCCTGATGTCTGTATCCAGCAGAAGTAATCTGCTGTTACGGGCATACAGGTTACGCCAATAACTCCAGTAGTCATGGTGCCGTCACCGTCAATAATCTTTATGTCCTTGTAAGGACTGTACATAAGCCCAAAAAGTGAGCTTGTAGTCAATGCAGTTGCAACACCATCTTCATCATCAATGGTTATAGAAAGACCTGTTGCACTGGATACAGCCGTGTTGGACTTAACCTTGTAGGTTTCACCCTGACCCGGACCATCGTTAAAGTAAACGTATCCGTCCTTGTACTGGTCTTTTGTTACCGTTAGAGATGTACCACTTGTGAACGAGGTTGCCCCTGCTGAAGTAGCAGTAGCTGCCAAGTCCATATCGTGTGCTCCAACAGCAGCTATGCCATCTACCAGGTAACCACCATGATCGATAGCGGTGCCACTGTTCTCTGCATAGTAGAATACTCTACCGTCAGATGTAACACCCCTGGTGCCAAGTTTATGCTTCTGGCTAGAAGTCTCGTCTTTTTCCATTCCCTGTTTCAGTTGTACTGTCGTAGGAAAAGCCATATTAAAACCTCCTTTAAGGTTCTATAACAGGTTCTAAGCCCTGCGATCAGTCGATATTATTTTCCCACATAGCCTCGTCTGATCTTTACAGCTATGCTTCGCTTGTATGCGTCTTCCCGTGAACACGCAGTTTTGATATAGCACCTGCCTTAGTTAGTGCAGATACACTCTCTCCGCAGTCCTGACATATTACTGACTCCTCCTCGACTTCACCGTCTTTGGATTCAGTCTTCACTTCTGCCTGAGCATTGTATATCGCACACCATCTGCACTCACAATTATCAGCAGGAGGATATGGCAACATACCCAGCCTTGCCTTTGTAAGTACATAGTCAGGACTACCGGGAAGGTTTTCGACCTTTGACCCGGCAGGCTTGACTACATCACCCTGTTCGTTGAGTTTAGGAGCATGAAGATACAGGGTAGTTTTGGGTTGCCATTCATCGACATATTCCCAAGCATATCCCTGCCCCACAAGCTCTTTACGGAGATCTGTACGCTCCTTGGTTGTCAACGCCATTGTTATACCTTCCTTCTATTAGCTGGTTGCAGGAGTGCCTGCATCAAGTGTAAGAGCTGCACCCTTGGAATCATCAAGCTCAAAGACTCCGTAATCGGAAGTCATTACAAGCTCTGTGGCTCTGAGTGAAGCATCTCTCTGACGCTCTGTTCTTGTCTCTACTGACTTAAGCACTGCAAGAGCAGACTTGTCAGCAATAACACCAACTGCATCATCACTGCTGTCGATAGTTATATTTCCATCTTCAAATATTGGAACTCCGTTAAGAGGTCTTAGACCACTAAAGAAGTCTCCAAGCAGGTCCTCTGTCCATCCCTTTGGAACAGGATAGGTAGTAGATGCCGTTACTGCTGTATTGGCAACATCCCATACTGCGAATGGATGGTGGTTTATGTAAACCTGTGAACCGAACCTATTACCCTTTGCATATGCTACTACAGCAGATACGTTTGCCAGACTCATTGTCCTGGCAGCAGCTCCGAGTTCTGTTGAGAACCCTGAGTAAAGAGCTGTAACATCGGTGTCCTTCTTTCGTGCCATACCGTCACCAAGCTGTCTGCCGACAATGCTCATAACATTCTCAGAAGATTGCCTGACTAACTTATCGGTAAGGATTATCTTGGCTCCAACTTCGGATGCCGTAAGGTCAACCGTAGTCATTCCAATCTCTTCCTCATCAATAATATCCTGACCGTCTACAAGATCCGTCATACTCATCTGTCCCACTTTAGGAACTGTCACCTGCTTTGACCCCTTGGGTAAAGTAAATGTCTCAATCAATGCCATCGCAGGAGCGTTATGCTCCTCCGTGTATCGACTGGATGCGATGATAATTTTCTGTGCATTCTCTAAATTACCTGTTGTCGCTGTCTGTGCCATGTTAAGCCTCCTTTGCTTTTTATCCTAGCCCAGTTGCTCTCCTAGCTGCGGATACAGCATTAGGAGACCTATCGCCTGCATTATACCTGTCAAGCCAGCCTGCGTCATTAGAAGCAACACTTGGCTCCCCCTGGGAGTTGTCGAATTGCTGTGACGGAACCTGTGCCTGTCTTAATCTTGAGAGTTCATCATCACGCTCCCGGTCTATAGCAAGTTTCTTTGCTGCACTCTCCATAGACTGGGGATCTTCATGTTTTCTAAGTTCGGCCAGATCATCTATGCCAAGCTTATATTTCTTGACCAGATGCTCAGAAGCAAGTGTCTTGCCCTGTAAGTGTTGACCGTATGCATCAGCCTGTTGCATAAGTACCTGTTGCTGTTGCTGGGTCTGCATATATTGTTCAGCAGCTTGCTGTGCATGTTCAGGAAGGAATCCCTGATTCTCAAGTTGCTGTCTGTAAGAATCTGTCTGATTCTGCAAAGCAGCTCTTGTCTGTACTTCCTGATACTGCCTTGCCTCTTCCTGCATTCTCTGTATCTGTTCAGGAGAATACTGCGTCTGGGACTGCTGTGGAGCAGACTCAGGAGCAGGAGGTTGTTCTGGTGCAGGTGCCTGCTCTGTTGCAGGAGGCTGTTCTGCTACAGGTGCAACAGGTGTCTCTGTCTGAGGAGCTTCCTCAGTACTCGTTTCATTTATAGGAAGCTGTGTCTCTTCCTGGTTATTAAGCCTGTCAATCTCACCAAGTATAGGGTTTTCCGCAGGTGGAGCAATATCTCCCCCACTCTCTACGGGAGTTGGTTCTCTAACTGGTTCTGTTGTCATATCTGTTTCCTTTCATCTCCTTTTGGTTATTTTGATATAATATCGTGTTTGGTGTCAAGTTATTACCATGGTCTCCGTATACCTACCGTGCTTCCTCCACCTCCAATAAGAGGCTTGAATACAGTGGAAGGTGATAAAGTCTCTACTACTGGCTTACTGGTATATCCATACTTGTAAAGAAGACCGTCCAGATCAGGATTGGTAAGGCGTTTCATCTGTCTCTCAAAACTTACCTGTCCTATTACTTTTGTTTTCAGAACCGGGTTACTATCAAGATACTCTTTAGCATCTAAATCATTTATATCCTGTAACCTTTTATATTCTTTTAGCTGGTCTTTTACACCATGCCTGATAGCAAGCTCTTCATCTACATTCCAGTACCCTATCTTAGATATCACATCCATATCTTCTCTGCGTTGTTTTTCTTCATCAGGAAGGTATTTACTCTTCCTGTTGGAATCAACAATATCTGTAACAAATTTATCTCCATATGTATTTCTCAGGAACTCTTCTCTCCTGTTCCGCTCATCCCAGTTAAATTCCCCACCTTCTTTCTCAAGAGATATATACTTTCTATTTGGAAATGCCTCTTTAAAAGTATCTCTGTCATCACTGTATAAAAGATTGTAATATACCTCTTCTGCACGTCTGAATGGAGACTCAGACTTGCTCTTTCTAAAAGCACCCTGCTGCACAGCTTTATCATATATTTTATTTGATTCTTCAGCATACCCGGATAGAATATTATTATCTCTAAGCCAGAGCCTGTAATGCTTCATAGGCTGTTGAGGATTTCTTGATATGGAAATTCCTATCATTTTTTCAAGCTCTTCCTGCTGTGTTCCCTTTAATTCTTCTCTCTCCTCATAATAGTTATATCTTGCCATATTAAATTTCTTCAGAGACCCTTTGTAATTCTTATTAGCCTGATCAAAACCAGGATGACTCTCTAGCTGCTTGCGTAGAAATGGAGGAAGTTCCCAGTACTCCTCGATATTTTTCTGGAGATCTGCTTGAGGTACTGCAAAAGCACCCTCGGAAGGAAACTTATACTCTCTTTCTTCTGCCAGCTCTGCAACTGTCATATCTCCTAAAGGTATTTCAGATCCGGGTAATTTAAAAGATTGTAAGAATTCTCTACCTATTTCTGTTCTTTTTTCACTTGCAGATTCAGGTATGGTCCGGCCACCAAGAAATTCTACCCCTCCTACAACAACAGCACCTCCCAGTCTTCCCCAGTCTGGTATGCTAAGATCTCCTGCATCATCATATGCAGCAGCTTCTATAAATGCCTGTACAGGAAATGGTAAATTCCTTTTTATACCTTCTTCAAAAAACCCGGCTGGATTATCTATGATACTAAATTCACCCCCAACATAATCCTGCTCATCAATGGTATCTATAAGTGTTCCAGTAACTATAGGAGCCTTGCTTCTAAAGCCCATTACTAATGGATTACGCAGTATCTTATTACTTGTACTAGGATCTTCCATAGATCTACGCCACTCTTCTTCACTGAACAAAGATGTAATTAGACGTGCCATAGCTCTGAATCCACCACCTACACCGATATACTGGTTACCTACTTTTACAGAAAGGAATTTAGCACCCTTCCTGGGATTTAAAGAGTCCTCTATATCTTGAGCTATCTGTGTTCTTGATTTACCTCTGGCTGTCCCGGAAAGACCATTCAGTCCTGCAACTATTAGTATTGCACCAAATGCCATCTTGCCAAGAGTTCTTCGTGTAAAGTCTGCTGTCATACCAGTACCAAGTGCATGTCCTACTACTCCGTATACTGCACGAGTGTACCTGGGAGCAAAGAATAAAATACCATTCTCTACCTGTCTCTGTGTAGCAGATATGCCAAGAGCCTTTGTGTTCGTGCCTCCAAGTAATGAGTCTGCCTGCCTGGCAGCCTGAAAAAGCTGATCGTCTATCTCTTTAGTAGTATATTGAAGTCCTGTTTTAGGATTTATACCTGTTTTGCCAGCCTTTATGAAATCAGACATGGCCTCATACATATGTAGCCTGCCTAAACCCATGTAAGCCTGGAACCCTTTCTGGAATCTTTCTGCTAAAGTTCTTACCACAGGTATCTTAGATAATCCTCTTTGAAATGGTCCCGGCTTTGCTATAGCATCAAGATATTCAACTAGTGCATTAACATCCATTCCATGACTCGATGCATCATTCAGAATTTTTTTATACTTAGGAGAGTTAAGCATCTTATTATAATTATCGGGCTTAAATATTTCTCCTACAGCCCCTTTCGTTGCCTGTGCCCACCTGGTAGGACTTGTTGCAAGAAGTGTTAATCCCTGTATCATGAACTGCCCGGTATCAAATAGACCAGTAACTATAAACTTGGGAACTGCTGCAACCATCTCAACAGGTCTAAGGAAACCCTTGGGCATACCAAGTGGACCGGAAAGTTCTTTAATAGCTTCTGGCTCTAATACAATCTGTTCATCCAGCCCTCTCTTCTGCTGCCATTCAGGAATGAATGGTCTGCCTTTTACTTCTGTAGGGTCTTTACCGATACCCTTTTTAATCCATCTTTTTATAAATATCTGGTCTCTTATCATCTTGTCGAGTGCACCAGAATAAAGAGAAAGAATTGCCTGTGGGCTAGTGTTGTAATTAACCCCCTTTTCAATTCCTTCTTCTATATTTGTAAAAAGCCTGTTATATTCCGGGGTCTGTTTAGCACCAATTTTTTCTCCACTTGGCTTTGCAAAATTTAACTTGTCATCCTTAATTGTGAATCTAGGCCAGTAATATTCTCTATTAGCCTTATCTACTATCAGCTTCTTTCCAGATACTGCCTGATAGTTTTCTGCAAGCTGTTTTGTAAGTTGATGTGCATCTTTAATCCACTGATACTCCCTAGGAGTAATACGATTGATATACTCCCCAGGATTTTCCATAACTTCATCAAACATCTTTGCACTGCCATCTGTCAGACTAAGCATACCTGTTTCATCAATATCAAATATATCCTCACCAAATCTGGCTAACCGCCCGGAGGATTTTCCGTCTTGTAAAGCCTGGAAGAGCCTGTAGCCAACTCCTTCTATATCTGCTGTTCTTGCTATCTCACTTCTGTCTACAGGCTTAAACCCGAACTTAATATCTTTTGTACGCCCTGAAACAACAGTACGACCAAATATTCTTCCTGCCCCCGGAAGCCCGGCTAAAATATTTCCAACTCTACCAGGAGTAGTTGTAACTGCACCAAGCAAATCATCAACAGACTGCTCATTAAAGAACTTTTGTTCACTCAATAATTCCGGGTCTTTGACAGATACATCTTCCCAGATGTTTCTTATATCATCGATATCTTCTTTGTACCTGACCACTGGAGGAGGTTGAGCAAACCTGCCAGTAAAAACAGGTATTTCTGGAACATCGACTTTAGGTAACGGCTCAGGTTTAAACGGACTGAGAGGTAAATCTTTACCAAGGTGATAATTAATATAAGCAGCATCTTCTTCAGCAAGTTCTTTCACTGCCCTGGTTTTAGGATCAAACCTATCCATGAAAATAGTTTCTACCCTGTCATGAATCTCTTTTTCTTTTGCAGCTAGAAGAGATTTAGCATTTTTTTGTCCCCTGATATCTTCAAGGTCAGGAGAATTGGTAGTTATATCACTTTTTATCTGATCAATATCTCCCCTAAAAGGTCCGGTTTTCTTTGCTTGCTCAGGTAACTGTTTAGCTACCTGTTTAGTTACCTGTTTAGTAGCAGCCAGTGCTGGTTTAGCTAATGCTTTTGTTACTCCACCTGCAAAACCAATACCGGGTATTAACTCTTCTGGAGATGTAGCTACATCAGCAACTGTTGACTGTAATCCACTTATTTCTCCCAGTTTACGAGTTTCTCTCAACGCCTGATCATAAGCCATAAAGGGTCCGATACCCTGATCTCTAAGCTCTTTAGCTCTGGCTTTTACTGCTTCACTTCCAGGTCCCTCAAGACCATGAGCTGCAAACCATCCTGTAGCAGGTCCTCTAACCTCATCACTAACCTGAAACATTTCTGGAAGACCCGTAGGTTCTAATAATCTACGTGCTAAATATAGAGCTTTAAGTTCATCAGGTCCTCTAGGCTCAGGTTCAGCCTGCGATCCTCTTACAAGCTCTGTAGTAGCAGGTCCAATTACTGGAGATGCTATCCCTGCAAACTTCCTAAAGCCCTCTCCAAGAGTTTCAAACCTCTGACCCCAGTCAACAGGTTTAGGTAGTTCAGTTTTTACAGTGGGATCATATTCTTGTTCTGGTTTGGTCCAGCCCCTCATTGTCTGCCAGGCTGACTGAGCCTTACCTGCCAAGCCATCTCTACGAGTAGTATCAGGTTGCTGTTGTGGTACAGGAGCAGGTACTTGATCTGGGGTAGGCGTAGGTGTTTCGGATAGCCTGCGGACATGCGAGACTATATTTGTAGGGATAGTACCAGACTCTCCCCACGGACTATCACCATACTGCTTGAGTTCAGGAAATCTTATTAATGTCCTGTTCCATGCTTCTTTTAGCTTTTTTAATCTTTCTTCATTCGGATCAGGCATTAGTACATATAACGGGCAGACGGAGCAAACCTTGATGAACTCCTACCACCCGGCCTCATTGATGGTCCAAGGGCAGTATACCTCTGTGTCCACGGATACTGTTCAAGGTAATCAGTAAAGGACATAGAAGGTTCCTGTCCTGCTCTTAATGATCTTCCTACCTGGCCTAGGTACTGGTTCCTTACATTGCCGAACTGACCTGACCAGTACTGTTGGGACATTGGAGAGTATCCACCGCCCCATGGTGAGCCAGCACTAGCACCACTCCCAAATGGAGCAGCACTGTAATATGCTGCTTCAGGAGATTCCTGTAATATATAATCTGTCCAAAGATTTTCTTCAGGCATATCTAATATCCCTTACTGGGCTGGTGGAGTAACTGGAGTCCTAAAAGGCTCACTCACTAAATCTGGTCTTTCTCTTGTAATATATCCTAGCCAGTCAGCACCTGTTGCACCTGGGCTTCCTGAAAGATAGTCTTGCTGTGCCCTGTCCATGCCTCTCTGCCTTAAGCCACCATATATACTTCCTGCTCTTGGGTCATAGGTAGCCATCTGGGTAAGTGCCCTGACATTATCAGCATCCTGTAGCATGTCGGCCCAACGATCATATGTTCCTCCGGCACCTGCCCAAGGAGTAGCATTAATCCCCATACTCCTTGCAACACCCATCATGTCTGCCCAGTTTTGAGTTCTTTCTGCATCTAATGGTTGACCCATCAGACCAAATCTTCCCGGAGCTGCACCTGCACCATAACTAGCTTCTGGACCTCTTAACCACTGTGCAAAAGATTGTTGCGTACCTGTTGCATCAGGGTTATATCCCATTAAATATTGTCCGAGCAAAGGTTGCTGTGCTCTTGATATAGCCTGCCTTGCCCATGGATTATCTGCATAACGAGGAGCAATATCCCTCATTGCAAGCCCGTACTGCTGTGCAGCACCAAGCTGAGGAACTATGTTACCTGCAAGAACTCCCTGGGCACCCGTCATTCCAGCAGTTGCTGGACCTACAGTTCCATCATCTACATACGAAAAAGTTGTCGGGTCCCATACTAGTGCCATAATAATCTCCTTGAATTTTGAATTAGTTTAACAGATTTATAAAAATTATCCTATCATCCCCTGCCAGTCAGGTGGTGTAACTGCTGTATGTTGTCTAGTGTACGGATCAACTATTCCTGTCATACCCGTATCACCTATAACTGTTCGTGCCAATGGATCAGAAGACCATGAAGGAGGAGGTGGTGGACCTCTATGACCTCTCATTAGCAATTGCATCATTGCACCTAAATGAGGGGGATATCCTGCAAGAGGGTCGGATGGCCCTGATGGTGGTGGTTCCCATGGGGTATATTCTGACATTCGGGCTGCTACTACATTAGGATTTATATTTGTGCGTGCATTCGGACCTAGGAAATTTGTAGCTCCCATAGAAATATTAGAATTAGTAACCTCTTTAGCAAGATCAGCCGATGCCTTATCGTTCTTTATTTGATCGTATATAATATCGCCACTACCTGCACTATTTAGTGCTCCTTGGATAGTAGCTTCCTCTTTTGCTTTTGTTATTTTATCTCTAGTTTTTATCTGTTCTTGATTTAAACCTTCAGTAGGTTTAGGGAAAGGATCGGTCTTTACGACAGGAGTCGTTACAACAGGAGTCTTTTTACCAGTTATATCTGTGATTGGATTTTTATTATATGTAACAGGAATATCCTGTTTAGTTGATGATACCTTTGTATCCCACGGACTTCCTTCTATTCGTGACAGCCATTTAGCAAGACCAACCATTTCTCCCGGTGATGCAAAAGTCATCTCATAATCATATCGCTTCATCAGTCTCTGGAATCCTTTTTCCCTGAGACCTCCATATATACCTACACCACGTATACCTGCCTTGGCTCTTGCTGCTGCTTCCTGGTAATCCCTTTCCTTTGCAACCGTCTCAAACCAGTATTGCCTCTTGTTATTCTGTACCCATCCTGATTCTTTAGTCTGGAATGCAGTCTCGGATGCATTTACAAGATTAGCCCAGCTCATGTCCATAACTTCAGGACTGTAGAAGTCATCAGCCGATTCCCTGAATCCTCTTCCTACGAACTTGTGCCATGGCTCTACATACTCTCTCTCAGCCCATATGTTCTCTGAAATCTGTGGCCCCATCATGACCTGTAAAATATATCTGCCGAGTACAGATGAATAGGAACTGGATAGTCTCTGCTGTACTCCCGGTCTTTCTACTGCATTACCCACATTTCTCTGGGCTATAAAATAATACTGGGTTTTCGGATCAAGCCTCATCAGCTCCAGTTCATCTCCTGAAACAGTAGTCCCCACAGCAGTTTTTGCCCAATCAGGATTTACAAGATTAGCTAGGTCCTGAGCTGTCCTGCCAAATGAACTTCCATCCTGAACGCCAATCTTTTGTGCGAGATCTTTAGATTTATCAGTTTGCGTGAAATAGCTGGTATCTCCTGTTTTTTTAAAAACATTATCTGTAACGAATAATTTTCCACTGATAGTATCAGCAATTATATTTTGTAACTCGTTGGATGTGACATTGTCTGTCCCAATATGGTCTATTATGTCACCTGCTGCCTCAGAAGAGGTTATATCTCCTGAGCTATATTTATGATGTATTGCTTTAAGAACCGGATCTATACCTTCTTCTGGCTGGGCAGCTCCCATGATAGTATCTAAGTCCTGATCAGCCTGGTATGTTTCTCTAGCAGCTATCTTTTCCTGTGTGAGCTGTTGCCTTGCTTTATCGATATTTTGCATATAACTAGAATCAGGAGCTGGTGGCTTATACTCCCCAGGATATTTTTTCCAGCCTGCTTCTATGAGTTTAATACCTTCTGGACTATCGTAGTACCTGGACCACCCACGGTCTGAAGGTTTATCTCCTGCTTCTGCAAATGTTATAAATCCAGGAGCTGCTGTAGAAGCTTCACCGGGTGTTCCGAATATATTTTCCTGATCAAGATAGCTTTGAGTTGTCATACTAGTGGCTCTTCTCCCATCTCCTGTTCAGAAATCTGCATACTCTTAACTCCCTGTATGAGTTCTCCAACAGTAATATTGTTCCTGTCTGCCCATATCTGGTACCTGGGATCTGATTCATCAGCTATAAAAGCAAGATCAGGATGCTGACTCATAAGAGATGAGGCAGCTTCTTTTGTCCTGTTTGACCTTGAGCCTGTTACCTGCTCAAGTTCAGTTTTCTTCTGTCTGAGATATTCTGTCGGTGCAAGTTCACTGTTAGTTATACGCAGTGCCTCTGACGGAGGTGCTCCCCTCATAAGTAGTTCTTCATATGATCTGGGTACTTCTCTCGGAGCCGGGGGAAGCTGACCCATCTCTGCCTGCTTTGCAAGCTCAACGAGTTTAGGGTCTACATTGTTTGCAGACTTGTTTCCCGTACCCATCTCTGATGCAAGGTATCCCACTACATCATTCTGAGTAAGTACTATCTCAGGAAGGTTACCGAAACTTTTTAATATTTTATCAAGATTGAATGATGCCATGCTTTAACCTCTTGGTCCTGCAAGTCCCATACGTCTAAGTCTTTCTTCTTCTCCCTGTCCCCCCGGCCTTGGCTGCCCCGGTGGGACTACTGGCCCTCCCTGTGGAGTTGGAACCGGGGGCGGTACCCCTGCCATAGCTGGAGGCATAACCCCCGGTGGTGGCATGGGCGGTAATCCCGGAGGAGCACCGGGAGGCACCATACCCGGAGGAAGGGGTGGTGCACCAGGCGGTAAACCTTCCATTGGAAGCCCAGGAGGTCCACCTGCTGTGCCCATGGCTTCTGACATCTGTTTAGCTTTTGCAAACAGCATCGATACAAGTTCTCCCAGATATAGTTCTGCGAGATCATTTCTGCCCTGCTTGAGTGCTGCCTGGTAAAGCGAAAGAACACCTGCTTCAGGCAGTGTCTTTTCTGCTATCTGTTCCTTGATTGAGTCCTCGACCTGGTCTGCATCCTGCACACCAAGTACATTGTCCCTGATCCAGAGGTCCGGCATGAGAGGAGTAGGACCTTCCCGTGCAATCTGTGCCATCGAGTATTTCGACATATCGTCCTGTGGCAGCCTTGCTACTACGGAAATCTCCACATCCCCACCGTCCTTTACCTTGGCAGGGGTAATTGTTTCTGAAAAATACATCCTGTTGTTGTCACGACCGGAAAGCTCCATGGCTGAGAAAGCCCCTGAAGAATACTGGTCGCACAGTAAATTACATATCTGTTTATAGGCAGCTTCAAGTGACTGTATTCTTGGTGCAAGCACCGACTCGACACCCTGCCTTAGCGTGTTTATTGCAAATCCTGAGAGCTGGAACTGCAGTTCACCGTAGACTGAGTGGGGGATTGAGCCTCTCTGAAGCTCTCCTGCCACCAGTCCCATGTATGCTCCCGACTCTCTTGCCATCTCCATCAGTCCAAGGGGCTTTACATCCTCTCCCTGTGCAAGGGATATCTCTGTTCCCTCCTTGTAGGGGTCTTCATCGAGTGCCTTTGTTCCGTCCCTGCTGGTTACCTTGAGTCCCTGCTTTCTGCTTCGTGCAGTCATCTCAAGCATTACCGACATCATGAAGTTGTGGTTGTCATATATATCCCGTGTTGACTTGAACACCGACTCACCATAGTCCTCAACGGTATCTTCTATCGATGACCATTCAAGTGACTGTACCAGTGGTGTTGAGCCTACCGGGCCAAGGAACACGGGAACTTCGCTGCTTCCGTGCTTTGTCCTTTTCTTGATAAACCTGTGAGGGACAACAACAAAGTTGTCCTGCCGGTCATAAAAATCATATACATCTATCCCGTCATCGTCCTGCCTGACCTCGCCAAGCCTGACATTATACTGGTCTTCTATCTCCTTACGGGTCTTTTTAACCTTGTAGCAGGCCCATGCAAGGCCGTTTCCGTCAACACCCCAGTAGGTGTGCATCGGATCCCAGGGAGTAATATCAATGTGTGTCTTGCTCTCAGCATCCTTAACAAGGAGTGCCCTGCCTGCATACCATCCACGCAGTGATATGTACCAGCCTAACTGATTTTTAAGTCCGGGCTGCAGCTTTCGGTGCAGTCTTTCATCTGCTGCCTTGAGTGCACCTATAATAAATCGTTCCTTGTCGTTGTTCAGCTCCCGTGTGTTACGTGGGTTGCCGCTTGGGGGAATACGAACTACAAGGTCTGCATCCGACATCCAGGAGATTATCTTGTCTGCATAGGTCTGGGGTTCATTACTTGTGTAGCTCTGATATCCGTCCCCTGCATCATAAGGCTCAAGCCTGTATAGCTGATGGTCTGTATCCATCCTGGTCCTGAGCGGTTCTGTCACATCATAGTGACTGTCAACCATGTCAATTATGTCTTCTGCCTTACGTTTAGCCAATTAACTCCACCTCTTGACCTTTATAAAGCCGTTAATACCGAGATGACCGTAGCCAAACCGGTCTACAAGCCCATATATTACAGCTTTTATCCCATGATTGTTCTTATCATCGGGCTGTTCTCCTACTATATTACCATCTCTGTCCACTTTCCATCTATAGGCACGGGTTTGTCCGTCAAAAGGGTTGGGAACTACGCCAAATTCTGACAAAATTCCCTCACACTTTGGGTTTACAATCAATTTTGGGGCATTAGTTTGAGGATCGGACTTCAAAAAGCCCTTTAGGCGTTCCGTTCCGTCATTAATTTTTATCTTCTGGCCTGACAGGTAGAGTCCTGTTTCCTCCATCCATATCTCGGCAGGTGCCGACATTGCCTGATGCTGGTACCCTGCTATGTCTATCACTCCACCCTGCACATCCTTCCACCATGGACGGGACTGGGCTATCTCTATGATCTCCTTTGTAATCAGTCCCTGCTCATATATCTCATCTATAACACATACCTGCCCGTTGATCTCCTG